GTCGATGTGACCGAATACTACTTCAGGATCACCCGTAGCAGGAGTATCTGGATTTGACTCTATTTCAAACTCAAGTTCGGTTGTTGACGTTGCTGTCACTTCAACATTTGTCAGATTGTACTCCGACTGTGTGCATTTTTGAATTGACACAACTATAGTATCACCGATGGTTATGCCATGGGGTACCGGTGTGATGCGGGTGATGTCCAAGTAATCATACGTGGTGATGACTGTTCGGTCGTCATCATCTGGCCGTTCGATGGTAGACTTGTAATACAGTAGGTCTCCCCAGAACTTAGCAGCGGATTCGTATTCAGGCAATAAGTCGCGATATGGAATGTACAACTTCCTGAGAGGGTTCCACCATAAGGAACCAACTTGGGGCTCTCTCCAACATCGGTCGTTCGAGAACGAAGCGCCCGGTCCAGCATTGTATCGTGCTGGATCATTGTCAACTCTATAGTCCAAGAAGCATGTAGCGCCGGTATCGAACTTCTCCAATTGAGGATCGTATTGAACGTGATTTAATATGTTGATATTATTCGGTATATCATACAGTTTGGCGTAGTAAGCGTACTGGTCAACATCAATCAATCCCGTATCTCTGTCAATAGGGAATTTCAAATTACAAGAGTCTTCTGTTTCGCATTCCGACGGTGGCACGATCCATCTAGGATTATTATCAGGATCGGTACGGTCAAAGTCCAGCACCTCAATAGTGTTGTTGCGGGTGTCAATTGGATCACCAAAGTTTACGACCTGAGCTTCGTCACGGAAGTCCAAAGAAGACACATTAAGGCGGATTACTTCTCTGCGAGTGTCACCAAATTCTGGAGGACCAATCTTCCACGCCCAATCTTCATTGATGGTGAATTTATCACGGCCAATTGTGCTACCACGTGTAAACGCGTAGATGGCACGGTTCGTACCTTTGGCTTGAACCATTCCGCGATAATAATCAAAGCGCGAGCGGTCGGCTGCTCCAACAGGTATCATGTATTGTGAACTATCGGAAGTAACACGACGCTCAATGTTCGGGGTACGGTTTCCAGTTGTTACCGAACGTGACTGATTTGCCGGAACGTAACCATATAGGTCACGGGCAAGCTCTCGCTTCGTCGGGTCATCAACAGTATTGAAACGGTCATAGAATCTGGTAAAATCGAATGCTTGCTTTTCAAAGTTTGGCAGAATAGAACCACCACTCAGAATATAACCATCAGCTTCCAGTCGTCCTTGCCAGTTCAATGTGCGGTACGAGTCAACCACCAATGTACGTTGTGCCAGACCACTAATAGGGTCATAGATAACATCATTGAATCGAGTGATGTTGGAGAATACCACAACATGTTCAGCTTCAATGAGATTAACACGTAATCCGAATATTTCGGTTTGGTCATCGGTTATATCGGTACGGGTCACTTCGATGCGGTCATCGATTCGGGATACTAATGTTCCATCAGACTTGATGGGTTCGGCGTTTCGGTTAAGAATGCCATATGCACCGTTCTCGATGGTTTCTACGCTAGTAGTCTGACCAAATGGTGAAACGAAGTTAGCCTCATTCATGATTGGGCTGTAATAGAACGTTCCTTCGTCGAGAATGTCTGTTTTTGGATTTCTGTTCCAAACACTTTCGACATCCAAAACCCATCGGGCAAATCTTTGTGCACCAAGCATCCAATCACGAGTAGCACCACCTTCGGAGAGTGTATCGAAAATCCAACCCTGTGCTACCAAGAAGCGTCCGTAACCAAGCATGAAGTTGATAACTTCAGTGGAGGTTTCGAAATAGCGTCCGTACTCAATGCGATCATATTCACCACTACCAGATGCAAAGTATGGGAAGGTCACACCGTTAACGACAAACTGTCGTATTTGCGCAGATGTATCAGACTGTGTGGTCAAAACCTGAACTACAATCGCATCTCCTTCTATGAGGTCTACGAGGTCTTCGATGGTTACGGTGTTATTCGTATTGTCCACTGTTATGTGCTGAGACTTCATTCGCGAGCCGTTAACCAAAACCGCAAGCACCGCAGTGTTCTTAATTGTGGATTTGGATGGGAGTCTGAAATCCGTAACTTCAAATGTGTGCTGAAGTGTCTTATTTGGGAATACAGAACCACCAGTAATATTGGGGTCGTCATCATCCGTGTACACGACGGTGAAGTCTTGCGCGAGAAGCACCTGACCACCGGATGTCGGAATGGTAGAACGTTCGATGGTGAAGAATGGATCAAATGGATCAAATCCGAATACACGGTAGCCAACACCAGTTTCTTCTCGTGCGACCAAAACACCAGAGGTGAAGTTTTGTGATATAGGTTGAGATTTGTGCAGAATAACATGCACGTCACTGAACGGAATTTCCGCACGCGATAGGGTCGATATAATTGTTCGTGCTTCGTTGATGTATCCCGCACATTTCCACATAAGAGCGGGAGAGGTGTTTTTTACAATCCGTGCGAAACCCGTAGTGGGACTACCACCTTCGACATTGACTTTTTCAGATATCCACGCATGAACACCAAGGTTTACTTGGGTAACACCATCGATTATTTCGAGATGAATTGGGCGAGAACTGATAGCTGGTCGTGTGAGTGTGTCCCCGTTAACAATGTGAGGATTGTTGAATATTGGGTAGGTGCCTGTTTGACCAATCGGAACCCGATTGGATACCCATAAGGAATCAGTCCACTGACCATTCTTCATCAAGTAACCAGCAAGGGCTATCGAATAGGAGAAGTAGGAACTGTTGAGGAATTCCTGCTCAATAAAAGCACCGTCGCCGAATATCCAAATATCGTCAATTCGTTGCTGATCCAGCTTAGCGTTATCCACAACTCCGGCAGCGATTGGGTCTAGTAACTCACCAACCGCATCAACCGGAACCGGTCCAGCCATTATAAATTGGTCGTTTTGGATCGACCCCGCAGGATGATCAACAATGCCAGCCGCGAAATCCGTCCACATCGAATTAGCGCTTCCATATCTTGGCGATCCATCGGAAGCAGTGCTATCGGGCACGTAGCTAGTACGCCACCACGCGGGCTCGACACTATAGCCCACGACTTCCCAAGGCGCACTGTGAGGCCGGTAAGAGTTGTAAACCCGTGAGTAGATTCCGACATAATGCCCTTCGACACCTGCTGAACGATAGTTCCAAGTGAAGGGATCGGAATCATCGAATGTGGTATTCTCACTGAAATCGTTTTCACGGAAGACGATGAAGCGTTCAAAATCGCGACGAATGATTTGTCTGAATTCATTAGTTGTGTACTCAAATGCAAATGGTCGATTCCAACTGTCGATGGAAAATGTACCGACTCCGTTGAAAATGTAATATTCACCATCCCCATTGTTTAAAAATATGTCATCTACTATTGCTGGTCGTGTCAACCACTGACCGGCACTGAATAATGCGAACACGGCTGTGTTAGTTGAGAAGACTCGTAAGCCGTCTGCCGGTCCGGCGATTGCATTGAAATCCTCAACCACATCTTCAACCGGTAGGATGGACGTGTCGGGTTCATAATTTCCGTAATGGTCAGATAATGTGATTCCAGCTTCGTTGAATCGCGAAGAGTAGGTCGCACTTTCTACCTTAAACGTATCGGGTGTTGCACCGAAGAATCGGTTCTGAAATTCCAGCCATATCAAATCACGCTCATCCGTGAATGTAGGAATGACCGTCCCTTCATGCCCAATAAGCACCGTTTGTCCGTCCCGTTGTTCATATGAACGGGGTTCGTATACTGGTGCTGCGCCAACACGCGGTGGTGATGGGGGAATATAAATTGGTCGTGGGTTTGGATCAATATTCGTCGCTGTACCGGTAGTAACCAATGTTTCTAGGAATGTCCCCATCTCAGAATTGTAGTATGGGAAATCTTCCGTTCTACCCATAAAGATAGAAGTCAACACTGCGTCACAGGCTTCAGTAGCAGTTAGTCCCGGGTACAAAGAACCGTTACCATTGGTAAACGATAAATTATCCCACAGTTGATTCATCTTGTTGGTGAACCGGAACAGAACCTTATTGTAATCTTTAGCCATTCGACGGATTGCATCAGGGAAATCCAAATTAGCATCCTGTAACGTAGCCGTGGTACGCAGCAGGGTCTCCTCAGCGTCGATTATAGACGCTCCGAGGGTCGGACTACGGTCAGTCCATCTGTATGAGTTCTGACCCGTCGTCGAGCCTGCAAAGCCGTCCTGAGCCCCTATGACACCTGTCATGTGTCGGAGCATGCGTGAACGCGACGCAGATACCAATATTTCATGGTCTGGGTTCGCCGACATGCCAACAGGAACATCGTACAACCCGTTAGCATCAACTGCCTGTTCGGTCAGTTCATCAGCCTTATGCCATATGCCATGTAGCAGTCCGGTGTTTGTGTCCAAAAAGTAATGGTACCCGATAACCGTAGTTGTATCAGATTCCAAAGTGAGCCCGAATAGAAATTCACCAGTATTGTTGAAGGTAAGGGGGAATCCCAAAACGGGATCATCCTGTCCAGTAACACTACGTGTGTATTCGAATATCGTGGTTTCTTCGCCAGTATCAAACCCGTCGAGGGATGACTGGTCGATTGCATATTTCTTGTATACAGGACTATCGTTTCGGTAATCCCTAGTATCACCAACGATGCCCTCGATACCGTCCCAGAATTCAATGATAGGACGGATGGCTTGGTCTTCGTTATCGGTGGCTGCACGATCTATGGGAGATAAGTCTTCCTGATGTCTCCACCAGTTCTCCGTTGTCCATGTATCGGTCAGCGACTCAAATTCTCGGGTATCATAAATGTATTCGCCATCGGTTCCTGCGGTTCCGGGAGGACCACCCGCTGCGGTGTACGTCAATATCTGGTATGCACCGCTGTCGAAGAACTTCAGTACGCGCTCGCCCGCAAGACGGCTATCTTCCCAAATCATATTCTCCCGTGGGAATTCCGGCAGCGAATTGTTTATAACAACAGGGAGAGGAATCCATCGGCCAGCCCCACCGCTGTATTTCCATACAATCGGACGTTGGTAATCTGGACCCGTGCGGGCTACGTAGAAATAGGTTGGCGTGACCACTTCCGAAAAGTCGGTAGGTACGTCCGAGACTACTTCCAAATTCAAAAGCTGCCATGTGGCACCATCGGAAAGATAAACCAATCGCTGTGTGGTGCTGGCATCTTCCACATAGGTACCAGCCGCCATAACAGTCGGAAGTCCATTGAAGATGAGTGCTGCATTTGGAGTTAGTGTGGCTCCGTCCCAATGATGTATTACGGTCTTGGAATGAGATTGTTCTTTGGTGACGTATTCACCCTGTACATTGGCTGTACCAGTACCAATCCACAAATAACGTGAGAAATTGATGTGCTTGTCGTAATCAATTGGTGGAGTCCAAGCGTAGAAATCCACGGCGAAGATTCTGTTGGGGTCTGAAACATCACCACCATTAGAATCAATCTGGTTCACCAAATCGGTGTAGGACGCAACGCTCTCCCGTTCTTGGGTGTCAGGATCGATGAACGTAGAGCCGACAGCGAGTTGATACTTCTGCCGTTCTGCGGAACCTTCTAGGATCGGCGGAGTACGTTCTAAATCCTCAGCAGTGAGGTTAGTGAGGTCACCTATGAATCCATTAAGGAAATTAGCCTGTTCGGGCTCAAACGAGGGATCATCCGCAATGAATGTCTCTTGGTTGTTTTGCCGTGTCTGACTACCTTCTGGGTAATTTGTAAAGGCTCTGCGTTCTTTAGCCATGGAATAGTTGTCCTTGAGTCACTGGTTATTTATCCCTTAACCTTCTTGAAGAATAACATGAATAAGATAGTCACTTTCGTGAAGAAAATCCAGCAAGGTTGACTGGATCACTTTAGTGGTATAAAATTTGCCAAATGTATGAATCTTGGATCATTATAAGTGACGTAGGCGTAGCACCGGATTATCGGGGAGAATGGCCGAAATTGGCTGTGGCTCGTATCGAGACCGAGGAGCGTGTTGGGATGCTTACCTTGGGAAAATTAGAATGCACCACGCTTACCAAAAATACCACTGTGATAGATTTCACATACGAAATTCAATATTTCAACTTCGATAGTGATGATATGTTCGAGCCAGAATCAAAGGGGACTATTGCCGTGCTGGACGTGAATCCATTATACGTCGGTAAGGAATGCCCCGTTCAGCTATGCTGTGAGAACATAAGCGAGGCGGTATATGGTACCCATATTGCATTCGATACCTTGCCTGTTTTGTATATGCGTTATTAAATAAACCATCCATCTTGGGCGACATTACAAAGGCTGATTCCTTTGTATGAGGTCAACCGAAGACCGAACTTGCCTTCACGAAGACAGTACATCTTCTTGGTTCCCTTCATGACCAGAGAAACACAGTTGCCTTGCTCGCTATAATCATTGTACGCGGTGCCTTCATAATTCACTTCACGATGACCACCGCGAATTGCAGTAAGTGTTACTGTGTCGCCTTTCTTGATTTCTTTGATTGATTTGAACATGGGCATCTCTCTTCTCAGTTGATTGATACATTATACAGGTTTACCGACTTTTGTCAAGAAATTTGGGGCTATTTTACCTAAATAAAAGAAAAAGGTTGACACTGGTTTAGACCAGTACTATAGTTAATCCATATTCGATTTTATACCCGGGTAGCTCAGTTGACAGAGCAGCGCCCCAGATGACAGGCGGAAGGATCACGAAACCTGTCTATACTAAATGAAGTCGATTGAAGCAAGGGGAATGGAACCCGTCACGCGGACGGGGGGAACAGCCAAGCGGATATCGGAATGAACTGAGTTAAAAGTCTGGAGTACATGGCGTGTGTCGGTGGTTTGAATCCATCCCCGGGTACCCACTTTCTGGAGAACAGAGATGAAATTTACTTAGAAAGAACAACTTGGTTTGACCGAATGCCCCTACATGGAGCGTTGGGTTCTTGATTTTCACTACTTCTCCATCCGCCTACATCATTGGTTTAAGTCTGATGATGACCTCTACATGCACGACCACGCTTGGTGGTTCTACACTTGGGTAATTTCTGGTAGCTATACTGACGTTAGTCCCAAAGGTTCCAAAATTCGCTCTCGGTGGTCTCTCGCATACTGGCCCGCACTTCATCGCCACACCGTCGTTGTAGACGAACCATGCTGGACAATCTGTTTGTGTGGACCAGAGAAACGCAAGTTCGGATTCTGGGTAAACGGTAAGTTCGTCCATGCAAAGAAATACTTTTACAAATACGGACACCACCCTTGTGAAAAGGGTGGTAAACGTAAGCGTACATTTGAACGTTAAGAGAGGATACCGATTCGGAGTTCTTCGTCAGTGAACGAGTTAACAACTTCAATGTCATCGGCGCTGGTAGCAGAGATGAAAAGCTCATCCGGTTCAGAACGAATCTGGAACAACCGCCCAAACGATTCTGTGTCTGAATTCGGTACTGCTACTACGGTCTGGATATTTGGTGCCAATTCCTGATGGATAAACGCCAACAATTCCGTCATGTAGAACACTTCGCCGAAATCCCAGTTATCAACACCAAAATAGGTATCAATCGCGTCAAGAATTCGCAGTTTCAAATCATTCTCACTGAGCAACGAGCCTTCAGATTGAACAACCTTGAACGTAGCTTGCAGTTCGGTTATTGCCTGTTCACCAAACAAAATCTTGTAACGCGCAGAATGATAAATCATCGCATCACTCATCGCCTTAAAGTCATCGAAGTCGGCGAAGTCGATTCGCAGTGACTCTGATGTTGGTGCATCCGGCAAATCTTCTGTTGGGGTATTATTATCCAGTGCTGTTCTGAACGCGTCATCGTATGTCGCTGTTAGGATATAGATATCCATGACATTCGATACTGATGGGTCAATACGGTAAGCATCGGGTGCATAATGCAACCACATGAATTTCAAATTACTACGACCAATCAAAACCTTGAATGCGGTTTGGTCGGCTGCGGCTACCCACGTAATCGTTGTAGCGATGTCAGCTACCAACCATGTTTCGGTTGCAATGTCGTAGTGAACGTCACCTTCTTGCACGGTAAACTGAGATTCCGGTAATGAGGTTTCAACCTGTTCTGGAATACCTGAAGTATATCCGCTATTATCGATTGCTGTGCCGTCCCCAACATCTCCACCAGTAGACAAACCGTATGTTCCTCGCGGACCGGTTGTCAGGCTGATTGGATCAAGTACGGTGAATCCAAATTCCTCAATCTTTCTCCATAATACAAGATCGGTAAAACCATCCTGCAAAACAATATCCTTGAATATGAATGGGCTGTCTGCGAAACCACTATTATCTTCATCAGCCGGACGGACTTCAACGCCATTTGCGTTGACGTATCCGTCTGGGGATTTGAGTGTGTCTTCGATGTATAGCGGTACATTCTGACCAAGATATGATACCAGCAACGATTGAACGGAGATGTTACCGAGGTTATTCGTTCCTGTTGGAAGGTCGGTGATATCACCACCACCAAAACCAAGACCGGTTTGACCTTGTGTGGAAGTTGGGTCTGTACCCACACCACCGGGCCAATTAATCATGGCTATATTAACACCGAGTGCGGGTGGTGCCGTAAACGTTACATTGTTTGATCCGGGAGCCGACCATGATGATGGAGACACGACCGCCCATGGCGCACCGGCCTGAGCAATACCGTCTTGAAATACCATCGTGGTATCAGCGACAACATTGGTTGAGTCCGTCAACACATAATTTGTTTGTATACCGTCAGAAGCTCCAAAATCATAGGTATCGCTACTGACAAACACTGGATTTAGTTGTACCGAAATGGAGACGACTGTTCCTGCCCCGGGGGCGACTGGGAAAGAAACGGTGGTCTCATTTGGTGCGGTAACGATTGAGTATTCATCCTTCCCTTGATAGATACCATCATTCCATACCCATGTACTATCAGCAGTATTTTCACCAATCGCTACTGTGAAATCGGTTAGGACACCGTCAGCAACGAAATCAAATCTTCCAAACAGCACATCAGCAATACCACCAACACCATATACAAACATATTCACACCAGACGGCAATGGCGACGCTAATACAATAGCAGCATTTCCGTTGATTAGTGTTGCAGTAGAAAAATCCACAAACGGTCGTTGATATACACCGTCTAAGAATACGAATAAGTTTTCAGATTGCATTGGGGGTTCGGTTCCCAAATCATATGTATCTAGAAGACCATTACCCTGCACGTCGATGAACACATCAGTTTTCACGGATTTCAAAGAGTTGCTTATGGAAATACAAACCAAAATCTCAGCACCATCTGCCGGTGCAACAACAAATTCGATGGTGTCGCCAGATACCTTAGAAATGATATTGAAATCAATGGTGTTAATCTGTAACACTTCATCGACTGTTACCGCGACGTTCGGGCTCAGCGGGTTTTCGGAAGTGGTGAACCCTGTGGTTACACCATCTCCAGTAAATTTATAACAATATACGTCACATTCCAATATAGCAGAAATGCTCAGGTTTATAATGTTTCGCCGACGGAGACTATCCCTAGATTCGTTGGACTCTAGAATTAGAATGGTATCAGTTTTCACTGCACCGGTTTCGGGATCAATTACGGGTTCGTTTCCTGCAAAGAAGAAATCATTTTCTCTATCAGATTCGAAGAACTCGCTGATGCCACGATCAACAACTTTCCATTGATCGTCGGCGTCACCACCCGGAACAAATTCAAGATACACCATCCAAGATTGGTCTAAGTTCAAACCACTGGTATCTCCTTGGTCATCCAAGCAGAACATACCGCCACTTTCTTGTTTGTCTAGATTGTCTGAAAGAATAATAATCCATGTTTGGGTATCTTGAACCCATGAAAGACCAAAATCCAGTTTCAGTTCCAACTGTTGCTCAATCAATACCTTCTCAGGTTCCGTAAATTTGGTACGGAACGGTGGGAAAACAGAAACTATACGGATACCATCAACGGTATCTCTTTCTAGAATAATACTATCAGCAGATGCTCCGGTGTCGTCTGGAACGCGGTCCACTTGTACCGTGACACCACGAGGATTATCCAAACGCAAAACAGAGTCCACCAGCACATATTTCGCTGGTATTGCAACTGTAGCATCACCAACGGCGATGGATGTATTGGTATCACCCTGAGTCTCGACGATTCGTCCGCGAGATTGCTGATTTACCACAGAGTCTTCGTACCAGAAATGGGAAGTCGGGAAGAATTGTTCTGGATAATCATTGAAATACAATTGTTCTTTGTTGGCTTCTTCGATTTGGGGCTCAATCACATTCTGAATCAATAATGGATTCGATAAGATTGTGGTATCCGCAGATGCAAAGTTCACGCCCGTGACGCGCTCCTGATAGAAGCGTCCATCTTCGGCAACGATTTTCAAATTCTCATAAAGTCCTGTCGGGTCATGTAGCTTCGCGAATCTTGACTGACCAGAGAAGGTACGGTTGACTGACTTAACCTTTCGGATAGCAGTATCACGAAGGAAGAACGCGTTGTAGTCACGACCAGTAATCATTCGATTCTGTGCGTAGTAAACCTGATTGGCTCGCGTTCTGATAGAAAAGTTTGTCTCTGACCCCGCAGCATTTCCGATATCTTCTTTCAGTGATATCGTAATAGTCAGGAAGTAAATGGTACCACCGGATTCATACGGAAGCGTGAAGGTTTGCTCGCCGATGTCTGATGGTGTTACCAACTGAGGCTGTGGGTTACTGGTACGATACCAAAAGCGGAATCGACCCAGTGGAATTTCACCGTAAGAACCATCACCGAAGCGGACGCGGACTCGGTCGTTTTCTAGTGTGTCTAGTTCGTAAACGGTGCGTGCATTACCTGTAGCTTGATTACCTGTTGTGTCTTCCCCTTCATCAATAAAATCAGAACGGTCTGTCGGTAGGAATGATACACTTTCGCCAAAGATAGTATCGACTTGGTCCCATATTACTTCAACACTACCCTGTGCGTCCAATTGTTCAACAAAGAAATCGTCATTGTTTATGGACTGTGTATCGACGTTGACAATACGGACAACTTCGGGTTGTACAAATTCTTCTTCTTGGAACTGCATGGTTCCTTGGCGTAATTCTAGGAAGAATCCGGTGCCGTTAGAAGAAAGACCTTTACCATCTGCTATGTAGAGAGTATTGTAGGCATTATCAGGATTGGGTGCTAGTTCTTCAGTACGACCAGTGTCCTTATCCACCATGGCATTGATTATGTCAAACGGTAGAGAAACACCGTTAATCGATGTAGTGAATGGGTAAGAACCGTTTGACGGCGCACGTCCATTGAATACATATTGTTCAATTCGGGAATTTCCGCTGGTTACTCTAGTCAAAGGGCGACCGAACTGAGTCCGGTTAGTGAAGGCGGCATTCATTACGATAATGAATTGCTCGAAGTAATCTTCGTTCCGTGGGTCGTTCCAACGAATCTCGCGATCTTGGAGATCGATGTTATTGGAATCAAATAGGGATTCGGTTGTCCTAATAGATTCAATACGGACGCGTCCAGACGCACCACGAACACGGGAAATCTTATATGAAACGTTTTGAGCTAAACGAATTAACGAATCTCTTCGTTCAGCAGTTGCAAGGAAGTTCTCTCTTGTGTTAAGGTCTATTCTGAATGAGATGTTTTGGCTCAACCAAGCCAGAACTTCTACTTTCATAATAAATTCGGAAGAGGCAATCCAGTCGTTGAATTCCTCGGGGAATACATCGCGAAGATGGTCGAGCAAAGCCGCAACATAGTTGTCGAAATCGTAAGCACGAAAATCGACATTCTGTATGGCTTCGTAAATGCGAACCCAGTCTTCAGATACGAACAGGGTATTCTGTCGTTGTAGTACGCCCATTAGCCTCTAGCCTCGAATATAGCGTGGAAATTTATGTTCATGTCGAACTCTACCATTTGTAGAGTCGCCACTAACCTAATCTGATGCTCTTCGGGGTCAATTTCAACGTGGACTTCCTGTGATACAACCCGGGGGTCTTCACTGAAAATGCGTTGAGCGTCTGCAATAACCAGACCCTCAGTCCTAGTATCAAAGAGGTCGAATAGCAAGTCATGTATAATAGAACCAAACGAGGGTCGTCCGACACGCTCGCCTACGCGGGTGCCGAAATGATTAAGCAAATCTTGCGTAACAAGGTTCACGTCAAACAGGCGTGTATCGATGCCGTCGTTTGCAACCGTTGAAAAACCGCGATATAGAGGTGCAGCCATACTTGAAAACCCGTTATGTTATAACCATATTGTTTAGTCGTTCGATGCTTTTAATCTTGCATGAAGACTATTTACCATCCAATCCGTCATGGAAAAACAAACATTAAGAACTGGAGAAGAAAAATGCGTGATCCAATCAAGACCAGCGACGCAAAAACATTTGTCAAAGGTTATCTACCATTATTGACTGCCGAAGAGGAGAGAAACCTCTTTGAATCATGGTGGGCAACAAATCGCAAGGGGTTTTCGGACTTCATGGACCCGCTGAAGCCGGAGGTCAGGAAGTTCAGTGGAGGGGATGATAACCTATATTTGACGCGGATTCTCATGGCATACAGCCCTGCGATTCGTCGTTCTATAAAAGAAGTGTCTAATCATAGAATCGAAGATGAGGAACTTTTATCGGAAGGGTTGATTGCCCTCGCGGAAGCCGCTCGTAGGTTTGCCCCGTCAGAACACGGTGATGTGCGCTTTGCCGCATACGCTAAGGTGTGCGTGAAGGGAATGATGCAAGGTTATATTATGAGAAACTACTTCGTGGTTCAGTTTTGCACGAACCACAACAAGAAGCGTCTGTTCTATTCCATAAGAAAACTCATTGCTATCGAGCTTCAGAGTAAAGGCTCTTTCCTGATGACCCCCAAAATTATCGAAGAATTAGCTGAAGGCCATTGTCTGGACGAAACCGATGTGACGATGATGTTTCAGATGTTCCAAAAGCCTTACGAATCAATGGATGACCCTGTTACCACGGGTGAATCCGATTTTCAGCATGGTGGGCGTCCCACGCTCGGTGATACCCTTGAGGATGCTGGTGTGGGTGTTGAAGAGACCATAATAGCTGATAGTGAAGTTGACTTCCATAAAAGCCTTGTGAGTGAAGCCATGCGAGTTCTCACACATCGAGAGAAGACAGTATTCGTTGCCCAAATCCTAATGGATAAGGACAATCAGCGAACGCTTGATAATCTCGGTGTGGAGTTCAGTGTTTCTAAGGAACGAATTCGGCAAGTACGAATCGAGGCCATGAGTAAGATGGATCACGAGCTTCACCGGTTGGCATCAGAAAAAGGAATAGCAGTATCCGACCTGTTCCACGATTAATACTTGACCAAATGGCTCTGGACTGCTATAATCACACTATAGCAATTAGGCAGGAGAGAGCCAATGATTGATTCAACACTTGAACCAGTAGTCCGATTTTTTACCAAGGGTGTATTCACTCAAATGATGCGTGCGGAGAATCCGGTCGGCGTACATTTCAATGATGCCCGCGTTGAAGTTGTTCGGGTCGGCAAGAAACTCCAGCATCAGTTTTTCAACGACGATAATGTTCTGATAGGCGTCTGGACTAGGACTGGTCAGTTTACTAGAAAGCCTGTCCGTTAAACCTGAGCGAATAGGGTTTCCAACTCCTGCCGACGCCTGCTGTATAGAGCCGCCTCTATGCGCGGGCGTGTGGCAGCGGAACACCGGCTACAGGTGGATAGCTTCATCCATTCCTGCGGCACTCCAGAGAAATCACCAGAGTTTAGGTTGCTACGCTGAATCATTCGACGCAATGCACCACGACCGCCATTGTATGAAAAGCTCACCATGGCATCGAATTGCCCTTGGGTGATGTTCGTACTAACTTCGAGGCAAATACCGGCTTCAAACTTAACCAAGTCCAGACGGAATAACCGTTCTGCTTCTTCGGGGGCAACATTCAGTTGTCCCTTCGTTCGGCGCAGCATATCGATGTCAGCCTGTGTAACCCGTCCGTTGATGGTATCACCATTAATGGTATCACCGATTTTAATGAAGTGTCCGTAACCAATCGAGTAACCGTCGGCGTCGGGATACGCTTTCGTTCGGAATCCCTCTTGGCGATGTAAGAAATCAATACCCTTCTCGGAGGTAGTGTATGTGCTACAGTCGGCGAAGTCACCCTGTGGAGCCACATCATCATACGACGGTGCTTCATTTAGGTTGCTGGTGGAGAACGGCTGTCCTTCTCGGAATCTACTTTCTTCAGGGAGGTTCAACGGTGCAATAGAAATTTCTGTGGTTGATCCGGCACGGGAAACTTCAACTGGAGCCTCATCTACGAAACCACGGGTGCCCGCAGACGATCTGCAACGCTCCGGCCATGGTTGGTGCTGCGGTACTGACATTTCATCCAGCGTATTAAATTCTGCTGGAGGTTCTTCACAGTTCCGCACTTCCAAATCAGTTGGCACACGGAATGTCTGTGCCGTGGTAGGAATAGTCTCTGCCACAACGGGTGCCGCACTCGCTGCTGATCCTGCCGAACCCGCTTGTGGTCCATTGAAATGAATCTCGGAACCGGTACCAATAATATCACCACCACCCAATAAATTCAAATCAGAACCGGATTCGATGTTGGCTTCTGAACCAGCCAGTAAGTTCGCATTAGAACCAGCTTGCACGTTAACATTAGAACCACCCTTAATGTTGATATTCGAGTCAGCTTCGAGTGTTGTATTCGCTGATGAATGAATATTGAGATCACTCCCTATATCCATAGTGAACGCAGCATCGATATCCCAATTAAGACTACCGTAATTATGGATAAAAGTACCCTGTGGCGTTCCACCTCCCCAATTCGGACTGGTGTTATATTTCAGATTCTCTGGGGGTAAATCATTCTTACCCAGTTCAATGTTGTTCTGACCCTTCAGTGTTAAATTGGTATTGCCCCGAACCTGAAGATTGAAATTACGCTGCGCATCGATATTGATATCACGGTCAGCCGTCATGTTGATATCCCCGCGTGCGTGGACGGATACGCTATCTTCGGCGAAGATGTTAACCTTTCCGTTGTCGATGAACTCCAACCACACATTACCCTGTGCTGTCGAAATGTAAATGAATGGTTCGTTGCACCGGTCGGCGAAGTATAACTGGGAACCAGCCGAGGTTCTAAGACGAACTCCTTGGTGGTCGGGGTGATCGTCAAATGTTAACTGGTGACCGGTGGTATTGATATCTTTGTAATCGGAATCGGCAGCACTGAACTGCACACGATTTCCACTGGCAGTATTCAGGTTTCCCTTCTCACTGTCAAAGTTCCAGCCTGCGGATTTGAATCCAGTGACGTAGGATGGGCTCTCTCGGCGCGAACTCGATGTGCCTGCACCACGTAAGGGGTCAGTCAATAAACCGGCTTTCTGGACGTTCTGTGCGGCTTCAGGGGCAACGAGGACATCAATCAGTTCTCGTTCGACCGGAATGGCACTGTTAGAACTCAAACGGCGGGCTTTATCCAGTGCTGGTACCAGTGCAGGAGTAGCTGTTTGTGAAGCCTCGTCTTTTAGTTGTTTGGTCAGTTTATGGATCACTGGGTTAGGATTGTTTTCGTCCTCCGCGTCAGCTTTCTCATCAAGGTCTTCTGGTGGTCGTCCGGGACTTCCGGGAACCATGAAGTTGCGGGCATACTTCGGCATACAACCAATCCAAAAACCTTTAGCTGAATCACCGTGGGCAAACAGAACACCAACTTCGTCACCGATTCTCGGCTGCGCCCACATTCCGTAAGAGTTTACATCGCCGTTGCCTGCATTTCGGAAATCACCACCCGGACTTTTCGATACGCGGAAATCATCACCACCAAAGAACGGCAACAGTGGGGCACACTGAATCCACCCCATACGAAGGTCTTGATCCCAATTGATGTTACCACCCGCATTATCACGGTCGGGAGCGGTACCGCCATATGTCGGGAGGGCTTGTTCTTTTCTCAACCGGCGCTGTGATACGCCCGGGAGGTAGACCCACACCTGACCCATGCGCTGATCATCAGCATCATCCATAACGATACCGGTATAAAATCCCGGTAATGGAGCTTCGGCTGATGGAGTATCACGCCCGCCCGACCAACTGGCCCGCGCAGATCGATTAATACCGCTTTCAAAACTTGACATTATACAATACTCATACGTTGCTTAATATTCGGGATGTTGCCTGTGATACGCTAGAATTAGGATCAAAATCTCGCGGGTCTCTTGGTGGCACTTTAGCGGATACGGTTGGTTGAGAAGCCGACTGTGAAACATCCGTATCCGTAGTTACTCCTTCACCCACCACTTGAGAATTTGTTGCTAAACTAATATTGTTCTCAACATAATTTAGGTGATTCATCTTTGCAGCAGTTATGGTTTGCGTAAACTTACCCCCCTTGAAAACAGAGTTAACTTTAATGGTTTCATAAAATCCACCCAAAATACTACAAGCTGTTGACGATTCATTGCGATCTGGATTCATGTAATCATCTTGGTGAGGAGCGAACATACGAAGGAAGAAACATCTAGCGGATTGTGTTTGAACCAGTGCTGATGTTGATGTCGTATCGGTGGTTTCGTTACCAATTGTTAACAGGTTTCCACTATCCTTACCATACGGAGACAGTAACCACAGAGGATCGCCGCGAACTTCTACATCGATCTTTATCATATCATTTTTGATGTGTTGGTTGATATTGGCTTGATATTCATTACGCGTGAGTATGTCTTCACTACCAACAGAACCACGTGCATCCGTTTTGGGCATTTCACCAAAACCACCACCGTAAGTGTCATACGGAGTTTTAAATATTCGTGCGCTACAGGTCGCCGACGGATTATCGATTGAACTTCCGAACAGTCTTCGTAGTGACGATTGAACACTATTCTCTAGATTACTCGGTACAGCAGCCTCGCCTTGGTCGATGCTACCAACACCTTCCTTATCGATTCGGAGGGAGTCCTCTGATACTTTCTTCATTTTAGAGTTAGCACCAGTTGCTTGATTAGCACCCGATTTACCAGCGTCTCCAGTGAACATTGTATGATAATAAAAATTCTTCAACGCGATGTCAACTTCAATGACTTCGTTGTTTTCCGACGTATTGATATAATTATAAATTCTGTTAATCATCCCCAGTCGAAGCATCTGTTCGACACGGTCAGCCTGTGCATTAACATCAACAACCTTCGTCATTTCGTCTCTGTTGTTAATCGTTGCCTGTTTGTATGTTACAAACGGTTCGATGATATATTGATTCGTGATTCCGTCAAAGTCATTGGTTCCGGGGTTAACTCCCGAACCATAAACAACATTGAATCGGATTCCCCAATGTATTCGGGGTTTAAGATGTTTCGGATCATCTTTCTTGAGGATTTGATTCCAAGTCATTTCCAAATCTTTCAGAGCATCCTCTAGTAGCGAAATGACGTTGGCGTCTCTGGGAGTTGAAACGGTAGAACCACCCTTGGGGTTATTCTTCAAGAATCCCTGTTTGCGTTCGAATTCTCCTGAGAAAAATTCAGCGGCAAGTAGTTCTGGTGGGGCTTTGAATTCGTACTTCCTAACAACCTGCTGGTTTGTTCTATCAGAAACCGCTTTGTTCATTACCTGAGAAACACGTTCGAGGAATCCTCCAAATGTTTGTGCCTGAGATTGGCTACCAGTAAAGATAGCACCAGCATCCACAATGACTTCCTCTGGTCGGTACGCGGAGTGTCCACTAGGGACAATGCTCATGTCGTAAGTTGTTCCCATATTGGTAACCTTAGCATCAACCGTGGTGATGTTCATGTAATAGGTTATGACTTTAGTCTTCCTGACACGGGTATCCAACTCGATGAATGGAGACCATTCGCCAGTATCCTGATTGTAACCAGAGAAGAATATATCCAACCGCCATACTACGCGACCTAGACTGACTCCATTATATCCGTTATCGTTAGCAACCCTACGGGCATCTTCGTTCCACTTGAATCCGTGTGGCTCTATAATGTTCATTTTACCCGTGACCATTGCATTGATATATGGGTTCTGTGCCGTCGGTGCCATTACGTTGTCCAGCGTCACTGATTCGATGTTATAGTAATGCCTACCCTTCGCTGGTGTCCACTGTTGGCTGAATATTTTGGATGTGTCTGGAGTAATCAGCCGTGGATCATTAGAGCTTGGGTCAAACTCTTCGGGTGCACGTTCGAATCGGAATACATCACCGGTTGAAGCGAATGGTACTGATCCTTCTGCTAATATAGCTCGTATCAATTCATCGAACGTTCCAGCATTATTATTTCCTGCACCGACTGGTATATTCTGCTGAACCTTGGGTAGATTTTCTGTAGGCACCATCGACCATATCATATGGTATTGCAGACTGACATAAGGTAACAAGACGTTATCGGGGATGGTCAATGTATCAGAATTCTTCGCACGAACACTTAGGGCTGAATTAGTAACTTGGGGGCTTTCTTTCTCCTGATTACTAATCAATGGGGATTCTGTTCCTTCAGCATTAAATCCGCCGTCAAGTTTTGTTACTCCTGCCGGTGCGAATCCCGGTTGTAGTAGTGCGCTATTATTTAATCGCGCTAGCGGTACTTGTGCTTCGTTGGCTGCATCGGCTAGTTGGGCTAGTCGCTCCGCATTCATGATTTTCTTCGATTCTTTGACGGCAGTGTCCGAATTTTTATCGTAGTCTTGCACAACATCGTTGTTACTGACGTTGTTACTATATTGTTTAGTAGCAACCATTATACAATCGACCGAACGTATGAAGGATGGGGGATGTTGTACAGTTCACCCAGTTTAAAATCAAACACAGGGTCTTGTAACCCATTACGCACGGCAATGACCCAGAACAAATCAGGGTCACCGTATAAATCATTCGCGAGTATGTCAGGACGATGAACATATCTGTGGTCATTCAATTGAATAACAGTATCGAGGTTGTGTGGGCTTATCGTGCGGTGGGCATAATAAACCATAAAACGGTTGATGATTGGTGTCACACCGAATGGGGATACCTGTTCGTAATCGGGATTATAAGCCATTATGGTCTGCCTCCGTTACCTTTCCTCGAATTGAGAGATGGATTGGTTATGTGGAAACTCTTACGCGCTCGTAGTAGTTCACCAGAACGGTACATGTCCAAATTCCAGTTAGACCAGAAGGACGGAGAATGCTGAACAACCAATGCTATTGATGACACCTTGAATATCATGGGTAGCCATGTGTATTGCGTACTGGCGTTTCTTTCGTATAGCAGAGTGCGTGCTGCATATTCTGGTGTTCCGAATTCGGGGATACCGACGTAATCAACATCCGCAGGAAACGACCAGTCTGCTTTTTCCATCAGAACGGGGACACGATGGAAGGCATAATTACCGTAAGCCGAAAACCACATCGGACTCGGTGGGCGACCGGTTCTGCCGATACCGAAGTCCATCTGACTGTATGTTCGTAAAAAGTGCAATGCAGACAACGCGTAAACAGCATTGTCGAATGTGTCACACGTCCATTGAGAATCCGAAATATTGATTCGAACGTTATCAGTACCACGATACACATGGAAGGATTCGTTGGTATGAGTCAATTCCATGGAATCATATTTCACAGAGATTGATTCGGTTATCGTTGGGTTATACGGGAACACCAATCCACTGGTAGCAAAGATAGGAGCGAGCGCGTGGTTATCCTTTGAGTTCTGTTGGGAGTTTGCAGGACTAGTTTTGGCGGCAGCTTGTCCTGCCTTATTAGGGATATTGGAACCTTGACCACCCTGAAGAGCCTCAGAAGTATCAGAACGCCGGTCTGTTCCACCTAGTTTAAGACCCAGACGTAATAGATCGAACGGCTCCAACTTAGCCGCAACATGTTCTATTGCGTAGGATGGTAGAAAGTCATCATTTTGTGGTTGCTGTGCGGCCATTATTAAACCCTGCTAAGTTCAAAG